CGATGGAGTCGAGCAGCGTGACGAGCGAGGAGAAATACGCCTGGCTCGGCAAGCTGCCCGGCATGAAGAAGTGGATCGGCGAGCGCGTCGTGAACCAGCTCGCGCAGCACGATTACGCGCTGGTGAACGAGGACTACGAGGACACCGTCGGGGTGCCGCGGAACGACATTGAGGACGACAAGTACGGCGTCTACGCGCCGCTGTTCGCCCTCATGGGCAACGCGGTCGCGGCGCACCCGGACGAGGTCGTCTGGCCGCTGCTGAAGAACGCCTTCGACGACACCTACGGGCTCTGCTACGACGGCCAGTACCTGATCGACAGCGACCACCCGGTGCTGGACGCCGACGGCAAGGAGACGAGCGTCTCCAACGACGGCGGCGGCAGCGGCACGGCGTGGTTCCTGGCCGAGCTCAAGGGCCGCGTGAAGCCGCTCATCTTCCAGCGCCGGAAGCGGGCGGACAACATCGTGCGCCTCGACGCCGACACCGACGAGCCGGTGTTCCGCCGCAACGAGATCGAGTACGGCGTCCACTGCCGCGACGTCGCGGGCTACGGCTGGTGGCAGGGCATCTACGGTTCGAAGCAGACGCTCGACGCCGGCGCTTACGAGACCGCGCGCCAGAAGATGATCGAGTTCAAGGGCGACTACGGCCGCCCGCTCGGCATCATGCCGGACACGCTGATCGTGCCGCCGTCGCTGGAGGGCGAGGCGCGCCGGATCGTCGGCACCGACCGGAAGACGGGCGGCGCCACCAACGAGTGGTACAACACGGCCGAAGTGCTGATGGTGCCGTGGCTGGCCTGAAGGAGCAGCGACAATGAACGATACGCCAGCCATCCGCATCGCCGCGCGGCGCGAGGGCTTCCGCCGCGCCGGCATGGCGCACCCGCTCGGGCCGGTCGAGCACCCGCCCGGCACGTTCACGGCGGAGCAGATCGAGCAGATCCTCGCCGACCCGAACCTGGTCGCGGACGTCCTCGACGGCTCCGCTTCGCAGCAGAGCGCTGTCGCGCCGGAGCTCGCGGAGCTCGTAGCGGCCATCCCGCCCGAGCAGCTGCAGGCGTTTGCCGAACACCCGGACCGCGCCCGGCTGCTGGAGCCGCCGCATGAGGACATCTTCCTCGGCGCTCTTGCCGTCGCGACGCCGCAGCTGACGGACGCCGACCGCGGCAAGGACGGCAAGCCGAAGGTGCCGGCGCTGGAGAAGCTGACCGGGCTCGACTGGGACGCGAAGTCCCGCGACGCCGCCTGGGCGCGCCTGCCGGAGCTGGTCGCGGCGTTGACGCCGGAGGAAGCGGCATGAGCTTCTACGCCACTTTCAACGCCGGCGAGAGCCGCACGCACTCCGTCTCCGCCGCGCATGACGGCGAGGCCGGGCGGCGCGCCGGGCTGTGCTCCAACCCGCATGGCGAGCGGCATGCCGATGTGCTGGCGGACTGCATCAAGGGGTTCAGCGCAGCCGCCATGCAGGCGGTCATCAACGCGCGGAGCAACGAGCTGCACCGCTTCGCGCAGCGGGATGACTGGGGCGCGCAGGATCGCGAGCGCCACAAAGACGCCATGCGCAATTTCGCCAGCGCGCTCACCCAGATCGAGTCGGGCCGGATGTTCGCCATGAACGGCATCGCCGCGACGCTGTGACCTACGCGGCTCGGGCAGACATGGAGGCGCGGTTCGGCACGGCCGAGCTGGCGCAGTTCGACGCGGCGGTCGACGCGGCGCTGGCGGATGCCGCGGCGGAGATCGACGCCTCCCTGTCCGCGCTCTACGACCTGCCGCTGGGCGCCGGCCCCTGGCCGCTGCTGCGGCGCCTCCAGTGCGATCTCGCCCGCGCCGGGCTCTACGGCAACTCGGTGCCGGAGGCCGTCGCGGCGCGCGCTGCGGCAGCCCGTGACATGCTGGCCGGCCTGCGCGACGGCAAGACCGACGTCGTCGGCGCCGAACGCCGCGCGGCCGTGTTGCGCGCCGGCCCGGACCCGGTGATGACCGCCGGGAACCTGGCGGGGTTCTGATGACGGCCGGCCTCCGCATCGGCATGGAGTCGGGCTACGCGCTGAGCGCGCTCGGCCGCGCGATCGCCGAGCTGGCGGATCCGCGCCCGATGCTGGACGAGGTCGGCGGGCGCCTGGAGACCTCGACGCGGCAGCGTTTCGAGGCCCAGCAGGGGCCGCAACGGCAGCCCTGGCCGCCCTCGGCGCGGGCGCGGAAGGTGAGCGGGCAGACGCTGGTGAAGACGGGCCGGCTCCGGGACAGCATCACGCACGTCGTGCGCGGGTCGGGACAGCATGCGGAGCTCCTGGTCGGCACCAATGTCGCCTACGCCGCGATCCACCAGTTCGGCGGGACGATCCGCCAGGAGGCGCGCACGCAGGTGCTGGCGTTCGGCAAGAAGGGCGGGTTCGCGTCGCGGAAGTCGACCCGCCGCCGGCGCGCGGGCGCGGTGCGCATCGCGATCGCGGCGATCGACGCGCGCGACATCGACATGCCGGCCAGGCCCTATCTGGGGATCTCCGACGAGGACGGGCGCGCCGTGCTGCGCATCGCGCGCCGCCATGTCTCGGGAGCGTTCTCGTGAACGCGCTGGAGCTCGACCTGGTCGGGCGCGCCGTGGACCGCCTGCGGGCGGAGCTGGACGACATCCCGGCGATCGAGGCGGCGCTCCAGCTCGGCGACAGCACGCCCCACAGCACGCCCGCGGTGGTGGTGTTCCTCGCCGGCGACGACGCCACCGAGAGCGTCGCCCCGGAGGTGGGCGCCCTGCAGCGGGTCAGGGCGATCCTGGCGGTGGTGCACGTCATCGACGCGCGCAACACGCCGCGCGGCGCCGGCGGGCCGGCGGTCGATCCGCTGGCGGCGCTGGCCGGGCGGACGCGGGGCGCGCTGAACGGCTGGCGGCCCGCCCGCCGCGACACGCTGGCGCTCACGCGCGGGCGGCTGCTCGGGATCGAGGACGGGCGGGCGATCTGGCAGGACGAATACGCCGTCTCCTGGCGGGCGGCGGCGGTGCAGAGGAGCTGAGCAATGGCGGTGGCGCGCGACGAGCACACGAACAATGTCGTCATCGGGTCGGGGGAGTTCTTCATCGACCTGGAGGACTCCGCGGGCAAGCTGACGGGGGAGCGGTATGTCGGCGACAGCGTCGGCGGCACCCTGAGCAGCCAGACCGAGCGCGTCACGGTGCTGTCCGGCGACGGGCCGGTGGCGAAGACGTTGCTCAACAAGGTGCGCTCCAAGACGCACAGCCTGTCGATCGTGCTGCGCGACATGTCGATGGAGAACTTCGCCCTGCTCATGGGCGTGGATGCGCCGACGGACTCGGCGGCGGTGGCGGCCACGGCGGTGACCGACGAAGAGCACACGGTGATGCAGGGGCGGTGGTACCAGCTCGGGCGCAGCGACAAGAAGCCGTTCGGCGTGCCGGGCGTCGCCGCGGCCGGCCTCGCCGTCACCAACAGCGACGGCAGCACGACCTACACGGCCGACACCGATTACAAGGTCGATGCGGACCGGGGGCGGCTGTTCATCGTCGTGGGCGGCGGCATTGCGTCGGCCGCGGCCGAGACGATCAAGGTCGATTACACGCCGGTCGCGGCTCTCGCCGGCGCGACCCAGGACGTGGCCGTGACGGACATCAAGGACCTGCGCGGCGCGATCGTCTACCTGGAGGACAGCGAGGACGGCGAGGGGCGGAACATCTACGCCCGGCGCTGCTCGATCTCCGCGAGCGGCGAGACGGCGCTCAAGAGCCGCGACAGCGAACAGCAGATCACCGTCGCCGCAGAGGTGCTCGACCCCGGCGCCGGCGTCCCGCTCATCGTCGTGGAAGGGAAGCCCAGCTGATGTTCCGCCTGGAGGAGAGCCACGACTTCGACTGGCCGGTCGACATCCGCAAGCCCGTCGGCGTCGACGAGCGCGGGCGGCCGAAGTTCGAGACGCACCGGATCGTGGCCACGTTCCGGGCGCTGCCGATCGACGAGGCCAGCGCCGCCCTGCAAGCGGAGGGCGAGCCGCTGCTGCAGCGCGTGGTGCTTGGCTGGGACGGCGTCCAGGACGAGAGCGGCGAGCCGCTGCCCTGCACGCCGGAGAACGTCTCCCGGCTCATCCGCATCGGCTATGTCGGATCGGCGCTGACGGAAGCCTATTTCCGGGCGCTGCCGGGGCGCACGGAAAAAAACTGACGAGCGCCGCCAGGCGCTGGGCAGCAGCGAAGGATGAGCCGCACAGCGTGGCAGGGCTTCCGGAAGCCTGGGCCGCCGTGCGGCGGTTCATCGCCTGCGGAACGCGGTGGCGGGG